CTGGAGGCGGACTTTGCAGGTTTTAAGAAAGGCTTTGGCGGCTGACCGGACTTTCCGTACTCAAGGATGTTTGCGATCTTGGCATTCGAATCACCATCACTTCGTGGTTCGCTAAAACCAATCTTGACGTTGTAATTGCCGTTTCTATCTAGTTTTGTAGGGGAAAGCCCGAGGGAAGAAATCAGTTCACCCGTGGATCTACTTTCTTCCTTTGTCCCACTACCGATTACGCCTTTTAGATTCTTCTTTACTTTATCGAGGACTACCTCACCACCTGATTCTAGAACTTTTGAGACAATTTCATCTGTCTTTTCGCCAAGTTTTGAGAGTTTCTTCTGAAAACCATCGGGCATGCGCATGGTAGCTTTAGCCACTGGGGACCACCTCCTTTGCCAGCACTTCAATATACATTCCGCGGCCTTTGACATCTTCAACCGATGTTATCTCAAATCGTTTATCGCCGTGAATGAGCACCATGGATGTTGTAACAACAAGACCCGGAATATGGCGAAAGCGAAAAAGGTCAGTGGCCTCAGAAAAGGAGGCTCTGTTTGCCCACATTTTGCTACCATGACGACCTTCCCTGTAAGCCCTGACTGAAGCTAAAATGTGATCAGATTCAGTGTTGAACCCTTCAGCATCTTTACTTGTGACGCTCTCTACAATATCGATGAGTTCATTCATTTTCCCAAAGCTCATCCCTACACCTTCCAGTCTCGATCAAGTCGTAGCAAGAGATTAACCGTGTTCCAAACCTGCTGTCCAGCCTGGATGTTATCTGAAAAGAAACCACCTGTGCTGCCGTCCCTGGATTCGTAAAAGTGGGACGACAGCATGATGATGGCTTGTTCTGTGGTGGCTGGCATAATCGCTTCCACGTAGTAGTTTTGAGGAAGGTGCTGATAGCTTTCTGCATACCGCGTGGCGGCGGTGATGTACATCTCAAGGAGTTCATCATCAGATGAGTGATCAAGAATCAGGTTCGCTTTTACTTTTTCAAGCAGTGTCATACCGCCACCCTCCCTTCATTAGTCTGAGGTCATGAGCCCTGCGGCCTTAAGTTTGGTAAGTAGGGCATTAAAATCCGTCACAAGATCCGCTACTGTAGCTGCAGTGCTTGCAGCTTGGTTGTCAAGAACAGGGAGGCCAGTAACGACCGCCCCATCCTTGATTTCAAGTGTTCCACCAATGACGGTTTTTTCACCGCCCTGTTCGGTATAGTTCTTTGCGTTATAACTCATAGGACACCTCCATTAGGATTTTTGCTGAAGCACTTTAATGGCTTCAGGAAGAATCAGTTTGCCATCCACCCGCTGCGTGGCCACAAAACCTACCTGGCCGGTGGCAGCGTAGAGTTCGTTCAGTCTTTTGAACACGCGACCTTGACGATCTGCCACCCAGTAGTAACCAAAGTCACCGAAGATGATGGACTTTGCAGATGCAGCGATGGTAGGAACGTAGGAGGAAGTATAGACAGGTCTGTTGAGAATGGTATCAGGTGTTCCAGCCTGAAGTGAAGGCTGCCAGATATACTGCCCCTGACCGTCTTTGAGTTTTCTAATGGCCTTGATGGTGGCATCGTTCATCACGAACACGGCCTTGTTTCTGTAAGGCGACTTAAGAGAGTAGAAGAGGTCGAGGATTTCATCGATGTTAATGGCAGTAGCACTTGAAGCGGTCACACCGACTTGTGCGCCACCTGTAGCAGCAAGGATACCCGTAGGCTTACCAGAACCGTCTCCAGTAAAGAAAGCATCTTCTTCCTTGCTACCGATGCGTCTTGCAAACTCTCTGGCAATGTAACTTTCAAGATTGAAGACATTGTCATTGAGTAGTTCCTCTGAAACCTTGATCATGGTCCCTAGTTTGTAAGCGCCGATGGAGACTTGTCCGAAGGCGTCATCACTTTCAGTAATCGCACCTTCTTCATCAATCCAGGAAGCAGTACCCTTTGAGGCCACCACGGGGATCTTTCGATCACCTGAAGAGGTGGTGATGACATTTGCCAGTTTTCTGAAGATGTTTTCTTCATCAAGGGCCTCGATCAAAGTGCGCTCAAACTCATCGGGTACAAGATAGCCGCCTTCAGTGTCTGTTCCAATCTGCAGTGCGTTCTTGATGACAGGGTCAAGCCCTTCACCAGAACGGGTGCGCATGGCGTTCCAGAAGGCCCTTTGATACTCAGAAGAAGCTCTTCCTCCCCGAGAACCCGCGCCCTGGGAGCTTGGTTTTTCCGTTAGAGGGGTGTTCAAGGGCTTTGACAGCTCACGATCAAGGGCCTCTTGTTTTTCAAGTCGGTCGATTTCTTTACCTAGGGCAACAACATCGGCCTCCATCTTTTCATAGGTTGCAGTGTCTTCAGCAGATACAATGCCGTCGTTTCCACGTTTGGTATCGAGAAAAGCCTTAGCAGCTTCCCAGGACTTCGCTCTTTTTTCACGCAGTTCAAGAATTTTGTTCATTGTGTTTTCCTCCTTAAGGTTAGTGGTGAATCAAAGAAAGCCGCTTTTCTAGCGACTCTACTGGGGTGCCGGTATTTTCTTTTGCAAGCCTAGGTTTTACCTTGTCAAGCAGGGAGTTGGTAACAGCTCTGCGACTAAAGGCGTAGGTGACGTCTTCCGTCTGATTTCTCTTTTTCTCATCCTCTAAGATGTCATCAGCAAAACCAAGTTCGATGGCCTTTTTCGCATTGAGCCAGGTTTCTGCATCCATCAGATGAGAGAGCTTGGTTCTAGACTGGCCTGTCTTGATTTCATAGGCATTGATGATGCTCTCTTTCACTTCAGATAGCATGGCGATGGCTTTTTTCATTTCTTCACTGTCGCCAATGGCCACTGTGAGGGGGTTGTGGACCATCATGAGGGCTGTTGGTGCCATGAGCACCGTTGTCCCCGCCATGGCGATGACAGAGGCGGCAGAGGCGGCAACTCCATCGATTTTCACGGTCACAGATCCCTTGTAATCCATGAGCATGGCGTAGATCTGGCTGGCTGCAATGCAGTCACCTCCTGGAGAGTTGAGCCAAATCACAATGTCACCCTCACCGGCGGTAAGCTCTGCTTTGAACGCCTTCGGGGTGACATCATCATCAAACCATGAGTCTTCGGCTATGACGCCGTCTAGGTAGAGTGTCCGGACGCCTGTATCTTCATCACGCGCCCAGTTCCAAAACTTTTTCATTTAGGTTCCTCCGTTTCTTTGATATTTGCGAATGCGCCAGCATCTTGTAATTTAGTCATCGCGCCGTTAATGAGATACAGGTCGCCGCCTAGGGACTCTGGGATTCTATCGAGATTCTCAAGCTCTCTGATATCATTGGCACTCATCCAGCCGTTTTGACGGGCCGTGGCATAACCACTCATGCGGCTGACATAGTCACCACGCAGAAGGCCATCTACATTGAACTTGATAAAGACATTTGGTTTTTCACTTTCCATGAGAAGGGCCCTGCACATGGACTGTTCCCAGCGGACCACCCATGGATCAAGAGTGTATTTTACAAACTCTAGTGACTGCTGCTCGATGTTACTAAAGGACGACTTCTCAAGATCAGCAAGCATGTGAGGGGGTACTCGAAAGATGCGTGCAATCTCATTGATCTGAAACTTTCTGGTTTCAAGAAACTGCGCCTGTTCAGGAGAGATGCCAATCGGCTGGTACTTCATCCCTTCCTCAAGGACAGCTACCCTGTGGGCATTGCCGCTTCCTTGATAGACTGCGTTCCATGATTCTTTAATCTTCTGAGGATCCTTGATGGTACCGGGGTGCTCTAAAACACCACCAGGTGATGCACCATTAGCAAAGAACTTAGCTCCGTATTCTTCTGTGGCAATGGCAAGGCCCACGGCATTTTTTGCCATAGCAATGGGTGAGTAGCCAACCAGCCCATCAAAGCCTAGTCCTGGGATGTGGAGGACATCTGAAGGTGAAAGATACACCATATTCTCTCTACCAAGTGAAGGAGCATCTTCACTGCCACGCTGATACAAATAGAAAAGCCGACCACTTGAATCGCGATCGACCGTCATTTTGTTGGGCATCAGTGGATAGAGAGAAACTACCTCGCCGCGTGCATTTCGAATCACCTGAGCATAGGCATTTCCCCATAATAAAAGATGACTCATCAGCGTCTCTCTAAACGCAAAAGAAGTCATCTCAGGGTTTGGTTCATCGTGGAGCAGTTTATAGAGTGGGTGTTTGAGGTTCTTCTCTTTACCACCGGAATCGTTGTATCTGTAGACGTGAAGCGGAAGACCTGCCAGGGTCTCAGATAAGATTCTCACACAGCTATACACGGCGGTCATTTGCATGGCGGTCTGCTCATTCACAGGTTTTCCCGCACTGGTGCTTCCAAAAAAGAAGCTGTAGGGGCTGCCTCCAAGTGCGTTCCTTGGTTTACCT